CGTCAAGTGGCGCACCACATGGTCGGCTGACTACCGGTCCATGTGGAGGAGGATGACATTGTCATCTCCCGCGAATCACCACCAAGGTGATCCGACCCCCTCTAATACGGGGGCCTCCACCCAAGCTTGATGCTGACGTGCTTGGGACGTCCAGAACGTTCCAAGTGCTCATTTTCAACGCTTGCGACGTCGATTAGGTCTCTAAGGGGATCCCATTTCGGGAGCTCCTCAGGATTACCTATGAGACACTTGAGTAGGGCACCTTCCCCGTTCAACGGATCGAGCGGAGATTTGGCACGTATATAGTAGCCCTTAACCAAGGGGCCATACGTATTCGGGTCGAGCTTGCTGAATTGGTAACCCAGCACGCTTTCCCTACCCAACACCGGCGAATCTGGACCTACGTTCGGAAACTCCCTAAGGAGCTCCGAGAGGTAGTTATCCAGCCAACGCGCGGTCTGCCACAACCCGGCCCAGTAGGCCTGGTTGCGCAGCGACACGGTTGATATTACACCGATCACGTCCTGCCGCTGTCGCGGGAGAACACGACGGATACGGACAATACTAACGTCCTCGCCATCGTAGAACTCCCGTCCGCAAGACTCCCTGAACCTACCGGTCCAGAAAGACTTGCCCACGTTAACACGAAAACCGAAGTTCTCGAGTTCGTGAACAACGGACAGCACCATATCAACGGGGACAATGATGTCGTCCCCGAAGACACGCACCCGCCCGAGAAAGTCCCTTACCAGGACCTCTCGGGAAAGCGGTTCGGTTAGCTCCTTCTGAATCCCAACAAAGATCACGGTCAAGAAGACCATGGCTTCGATAGGGAAGCAGAGGGCTGAACCCATAGACGCGAACTTGGACAACGGGATTACCCCGTGTCCTCGTACAGCAGCCTTCGACGACCGACTGGACATCACAGCTCCGTGCAATTCGGAGAAGGATCCCAACAGGTTGTCTACATGCTGCTTCGAAACGCGATCGGAAGCCTCACTCAGATCGAGTGTGGCCAGATCCCCAGTGAGGGATCCGGTGAAGGCCATTCGCCTATTCGGCTCCTGGTCTTCAATTCCAATCATCGAGCGGAGAAGGTTATCTTCCGCTAAATGATCACGGAACGACCGCAAGAGAGACTGCTGCGCATATTGCATCGCAGTAGGCTCAATCGCGATAATCCGGGGCGTTTTGAGCGTTTTAGGAACCGAGATCACCTTGACGGGGATCTCGCTTCCAGGTTCGATGAAGTCCAGTTCCTGGTACATTCGATTGACCTTGTAGGGTTTCTCGTTCGTAATCAGGAACTGCTCAGGCGGGAAGTACTGCCTGAGACGGGATGGCCAGGTTCGCTGATTCCACTTGCCATTGCTGGTAAGTTTGTCAGCGACACTGCCTGAGCCATGCTTAGGTACGAGTTTCCGTAGGCGGACATCGCTGTC